TTTTAGTATGCCCGTCCATTTGTCCATGTGGGTACATAGTACATTTGGCAATAATCGTCGCTGGGTTATTTAATGCACCGTAAATCTCGGTATCTTGTCCTGTCGGCACAACATATCCGCCCTGCGCTTCCGTGCCCATTTCCATATACGTTTTAAGATAAGCATGATCTTTGTTCTTAATGGCAAGCAACCATTCACCGAATTTAAAATCCTTTTTCTTTTTATCTTCGTCGGTTTCAATCGGTGCTTTGCTGGCCGCCATTCTTTTGTCCATCTCGTCAAGCAGATCGGCTTTCATTTTCTCAAGCTCTGCCTTCTGTATGGCATCTGCTTTTACAATGCCGTCATCCTGCCCGTTTGTTTTTGCTAATGTCGCAAGTAAACCCTGCATTTCTTTTACTTGTGTCATTATTGCTTCTAACTGTACGTCCATGATTCCTCCTATTTCTTAATCAAGCCGGTGATTCCGACTTGAAGTATGTTTAATTTATTCTGTAATTCCTCAATAGATTTTTCTGCCGCAATCTCTTTTTCAAGATTCGCTATTTCTTCATCAATAGATTGCTCGGCTTTTTTTAATTCTTTATCGCGCAATAATTTTTCTAATTTCTCGCGCTTCTCTTTTAAATCATCGGTAAAATCAAATTCTGTCGTTGCCAAATTCTCAATCTTGTCTATCTTCGGTATATCAATACCCGGAAATAGTTTTATATTTGACGCCATATAACTTTTAACAATAAAATCGTGCATGGCTGGTGATTTTAATGCTTCGGGATTCGCCGGAACATTAACAGCGGATATTTCAAGCAGTTCAAGTGATTTATATTCCTGCGGCTTACGCCAATAATTACCGTATTTTGCCTTTTCAGCTTCAGTCAATTCCCTGTCCTCTGATTCAATCGGGTCAAAGCGTACAGAAAAAGCGCGCAAGAACCCCGCCTTAAACATCTGAAATACCTGCTCTGCAAAAGGATTCTGTTCGGCTGTGGCAAACTGCGGCCTGAATTTTAATTTATTATCTTCAATCCGTATATCTTTAGCTTTTGCAATAGGCAATGAACCTGCGTCATGCCCCCATAATACAACGGGATTCTTTTTATAATTTTTTAATTTCCAGCCATTAGCCCTTAAAATATCACCATCCCTGTCAATCGCTTCCGTTGACGCTGTTGCGGTAAAAGCCCGTTCCCTTTCGTTAAAATCCTTTAATTCGCAATCGTACAATTTCACTATCGGTTGCATTATTTCTTCCTCCCCTGTGGATAGATTTATTAATTTATTTCCGTTTGGCAATAACATTTTTTCGTAATTTTCATCTCTATAATGTTTCATAAAATAAAAAAGCCCGGATTCGCAAGCGAGTAACCGCTTACACATCCGGGCTTGACTTGTTCAATACCCTTTATTTAACTATTAAGATTATCTAATACCAAACTCTTTTCCTCAATAATATGTATCACTCGCCCATCCTGATATACTATAACAACTTTACCGAAAAATTTACAAGTAAGTTTATTCATTAAATATTTCATTACAATTTTCTTTTCTTGCTCATCTGTTATCATCCCAATTCCTCAAGCGTCTTAAACGGTATATGTATAACAATTCCCGCCTTCTGCTCAACATTAAAATTCATATCAAGCATAGTGCATGATTTCTGACTATCACCCTGATTCGGATATTCCCACATCTTGTTTGAATATACACCTAATATAGCAGTATCGGATAATTTATTTAAAAGCTCTATTACTTCGGCTCTGCTCATTTTCTTTTCAAACATTTTATTCTCCCATATCGTTTTTTTCATTCCTTGCTTACTACCGGGATTATAGTACATCTGCAATTAATTGTTTCGCCCGCTTCACTGCCGCCGCCCGGTGCCGCCATGCTATCAGAACCCACCTTAAAATCATCCTCTATCGGTATCGCATTATCTTCGCTGTAATCCCTGCCCGCCTGTATATGCGTATCTCTTGCATCCGGCTGATTCAACCATGCCTTTTTTAACCCTTCAACGCCAGCCTGCTTATACGATTCAACTGCACCCTGATTGCTTGCGCCTATAACCTCTGTCCGGGCTATCCTCTCTGCCTTGTACCCTGCGTCTGTGTATGGGGTGAATTCTGCCTGAATACGTTTTTTAAGCTCTGGTATGCCTTCGCCAGCTTCAACGCCTGCAATAAGCGCATTCTTGACCGCCTCACGATTGCTCCCGATAACCTCGGCCGCCTTTTCTAAACCGAATTCTTTAAGATATGCTACAACCGCCGGATTCGTTACGTCAAACACTGCGCCTAATCCGAGATTAATAAGCTGGCGATTCCCTTCCGTTTTCATTGCAAATTCATGTACTCTGCTGTTTTGTTTATTCCAGCGCTTGATTTCATCGGCTTCATCGTATAGGTATAAATCAACATTAATCTTTTTTGATATATCTTTTTTATAATCTTCATCAAGATATGGATTTTCTTTAGATTTACCAGTTTCCAGCTTGCGCAATATCGTCATTTCCAAGCCCATGAAAAAGGATTGTATAATCTTCATGTACCCCTTTTCAATCATAAGCATAGTGCGATTAAACTGCTTCCAAATCGCCAGCTTACTATCTTTTGTATATGCTATACGCTTAACTGATTTTGATTTGCCTTCATCATCATCAGAAACTGGCGGTATCTGCACCGGCTCTGCTGGTATGCTGTTTTCTGTAACCATACCAGCGGGCTGTAAACTGAATGGCAGATAACCAATATCGCCGCCTTCAATTTTAGGAAAGCCAAGATTTAATCGCTGATTGACAATATTAAACGGTATACCCATATTGAAATATATATTTGCCGCCGTCGCCTTTAATTGCTCATTCTCTTTTAATGCTTCCTCGTTTGATGTATCAAATTCAAAATATATGTTACTGTCAAATTTCTGTATTAAACGGGTAATCGTTTCATTTAATCTATGCAGTTTAGGAATGATATTAAAATAAAAGAATACTTTTATCGCTGATTCATAATTGCTATAGCTCGCTTGGTCTAATATGCCAACAAGCAAAGGGGGTACGCCATGCACTGCACATATATCCTCTCGGCTCAATTTTATACCATTGATATATTCCAAATCCTTGAGATTGCCCATAACCGCATTATATTTTAATCCGTGACTTAATATACCTTGCGTATGCGCTTTATCACTGCCTGTAAATCGTGATTTAATCTGTTGCATTAATCTGTTATATGTTGACTCATTTATTTGCTGGTCTGTTTCAAAGAACTGATCTATACTCATACCATTTTTAAATATTTTTAAGTTTTGTTTCTGCGCTTCTTTTAAAGTATCTATTGAAGTTATAGCCGCACCAAAGCTACTCTGCCCATAAAAATAATTATCAGGCGACATATACATAAATTGTGTAATTTCGTCAAGTGAGTATTTATGTCCTTCAACCGTATTATTGCCGAATCTGTACCCGCTAATCATACCGGCTGTTGCGCCTTTGATTATCGTTACTTTTGAGGACATCAGATTTAATATTGCTTTCGGTCTTTTAGGTGCGCCGTATAATTCATCGTTTAGCCAGTACGCATTACCCAGCAATTCAAGATTTGCAACTGTCCATTCAATGAGATTGTAAAATGTTGAGCGCGGGTCATTGTAATTCGGATGTTCAAGAAGTGTTTCAATCGTGTCGTTTGTTACGGTTTCTTTTACTTGCTTGCCGGCCTGCATCTTCCATTTGAATAATCGCCAAGGCAACCCTGCAATAGTATTCGCTATAACATATACGCAAGCATATACCCAAACTTCATTCTTGTATGCGGTAACATTCAATCCAAAGTTTTCGGGTTTATTCTCACCGTATGTCGGATTGTATGTATTGCCTATTGCTTGCATTAACTCGCCAATACGTGACGCTTTTTCATAACCGTATTTTCTTAATAGCTTGTCAATAAATTTCACTATACCCACCTTATGTTAAGCTCGCCTTCAACTCCGCCTAATTCAGTCAACGCCCATACTAAAGCGTCAAGTCTATTCGGGCTTGCTTTTAAATCATCAAATTTTGTAGTGCATAGCTCATCTTCAAGTGTCGGGAATTGTTTAACGTGGTACACATCGCCTCTTTCATACATTGCAGAAATCGGCTCGGCTCTTACTGCCTTGCCTCTGGTAGCATTTACCAGTTTAACATTAATATTTTTCTGTCCCGATAGATTAATTGTTGATTCAACCATTTCACCGCCATAATTCTTCTCTGCCGCAACTATATCAGCTTTATTATTATCATAAGCAAAACCTACTTCCGTACCCCATTCATGCGGCGTACCCTGTAAAGAATAATCCTCAATAACATAATACTTGCCCGCCTTCTTTCCTGCGGCTATAATACCACATTCTGCACCCGTCTTACTACCAGAAGGGTCAACGCCTATCGCTACCCTTTCAAGGTCTGCAGGCATTGACGCATATTTGAACCAATCACGTTTCCAAAGTGACCCTTCCTCTTCGCCATATAACCCATCTTTAAATCTATCACGCTTGCGCCCGGATAGCTGATCTAATTGTCCAAGATATTCATCTGATATATTTTCAATATTATCACACGGATTCATTAAGATATGTGCATAATCATCATCAGGTACAGGACGCCCATCGGGAAATTTTCTTTCGTGAAAAATACCATATCCCCAATGCTTCTTTGAAGGCGGGTTATAATCAAGCAAGCATCGGGCTGGGATTCCTTTCGGCGGGTTTAATCTTGTTCTTACTGTTTCGTATGATTCAAAGGTTATCTGATGTGCTTCGTTTATAAATATTGTCGCATATTCATTGCCGAGTATTTTCTCTACTCGTTCTTTGTCATCAAGCCCTGCAACTAATAATTTTGAACCGTTAGGAAAAGCAAGATAATAATCAGAATTATTTTGTCTTGCCAATCCCCGTATATCCATTAAACGTAACACATCTGGCACGGTTTTTAACCATAGTGAGTTTTTAGCATGATTAAATCGTAATCGTAAAGCAATATGCCATGTATTAGGAAAATGTAATGCTCTTACAATCTCTGTACGTATAGCAATAACAGTCTTACCCGACCGACCACCGCCCTCAAGCAAGGTTGTCGTATTGTTAGCAATAAGATTTATTGCTTCAATTTGTTTTGGAGTTTTTTTAAAGTCGCTCATCTTGTTTGTCAAAGGTAACAATAAGATTGCCAGTAAGAGCAAGTTTATCAGAAATCCTTTTTTTAAGTTTATTGTATTCAGTGATTGCCCCCCGCTTTGCGTGAAAGTCTGCGTCTTGCGTAATAAGTTTAAGTAACTGTTTATCAACAAACTGATCATTTAAGCCGCCCTCTTCAAGCAATTCATTGATTCTATCGCAAATGTAACTATATGTAAGCTGTTTATATGCGGCAGTTTTTGCGGCATTATACGTACCGGGCAAGCTGGTATTAACCCCGTATGCCTCAATGTAGGATTGTACACCATTACCATAAAATTCTGAATCACTGGTGAATAATCTGCAAAACTTTTCTTGAGCAAGTGAAAGCTGTCTGTTTTTTTTTTAAACTTTTTCTTTAATTTCATTGCTTATAACCCTTACATGAAATTCAAGTCTTTTATTGCGCATTGTAGCAAGTCTATATGCGGCGATTTCTTCAATTTTTGGTATATGGATAATAGCATCTGCGCCGTCATCATATTTATCAAAGGTGATAGGGTTTCTATTTTGTGATAGATTCCCTTGAAATACTACTTCTTTTATTTCAGATTCACTCATAGTTCAAATAAAAAAAGAATCCCGCCAGTCCCGGCAAGATTCTTTTCATGAGAATTAAATATAATATTTTCCACTTATAATACTATTATAACATTATGGTATTAAAAGTCAAGTTTTATTTTTACCCCTCCGCAATAATAGTTCGTATTTTATCTTTAAGTATTCCGATGTTTGATGAGCGCACAATCGGAATAATGACTTCTTCCTTCCCCTTAAGACTTGCATATAAAGTGTATTTTTCATCCTGCTCTAATTTATGGATTACAAGCATATCCATCGCCGATATATTGATACATTTTCTTTCGTCAATATCCCAAACCCATTTTACCATGATACCCCCGTATCCTGTAATTTTTCAATAAATTTATTTACTTCAACTGCTCTTGAATCACCTTTGAATCCCATAATTAATAATGCCTCGCATATATCAAAAGTCATCCAGTCCTGTATATGCACCGGATATGCCTGCTTTAATATTTGATACGCCCACGCCTTGCTCATTGATTCTTTTTTCACTTTATCAGCCCCCTTTACTTCAAAATATATGCAGTAGTGAAATGCTATGCACCCGACGAATGATATTAATAAACAAAATAGAATTAAGCCGAAGATTCTCATTTCTTTTTTTCTGCTTCTTTCGTAGCAAGATAATCAATCAATGCGGTCAACTGCGCTATGCGATATTTAATATTCTGTATCGCTGTTTCATACGTCTTAATGTCCGATTGATACTTGTCCCGTTCTGTCTGCCATTCAATAAGCTGTTCTGCGTCTGTTTTTACTTTTACCTTTTCCTTTGCCATAACATACCCGACTGATAAAACTACCGCCAGCAATGCAATCATAATCCTTTTCATTTAATCCCCCTTTTTTTCATACGATATATTTTTAAAGCCCACGCGAGAAATTGCTCTGGTTTTTTATTTAATATAGATTGATATTTTTCAGCTATCCAGCATCGGGCAGGATAACCATGCAATCGTGCTGTTTTTATAATCGGGCATAATTTTAATTTCATTTATCTTCCTTTGGATAACCTGCCAATAACTGATATTCCCACAACCCCTGCTTCGGCTCGCCCCGCCGCCTCTTGCTTATTATCATTCCGCCAAATCTCCGCTTCCTTAAATTCCGTAATTGCGCTGATACTGATGATTCCGGCGCGCCCGTTATCATTGATATTTCATGCAGTGTCCGCCATTGCCCGGATAGCATACATTCGTAAACTCTGCCAATCTGCTTTGATAATCGTTCTTTATCAAGCGCCGGGTCATACGCCTTGCCGTCAAAATCAAAAAACATATCGGTTGCAATCATTAACCCCCCTTTCGCAAATGCTTTCGTAATTGATGTAATTGCCAAGCAATAAAGCAATACATTA